GTTATGAATCATTCAGTGAGGGGGAGAAGATGAGAATCGACTTGTCTCTCCTCTTCACCTGGCGAGAGATTGCAAAGATGAAAAACTCTGCAAGCACTAACCTCTTGATTCTAGATGAGATCTTTGATAGTTCACTTGATGGATTTGGAACAGATTATTTTACAAAGATTATCAAGTATGTTGTGAGTGACGCAAATGTATTTGTCATCTCACACAAGACTGATGAGTTACTCGATAAGTTTGATAACATCATCAGGTTTGATAAGGTCAAAGGATTTAGCAAAAAGGTTTCGTAGGATAAATAAAAGAAAAAAGACTAATGAAATCTTTTGCTGATTTTATATCTGAAGCAACTCCTCGTGGTAAGGCGATCCAGAGGGGTAAAATCTCTAAGGCAGATGCACAAAAGCGTCAAGCAAGGGAAGATAGAAGAGCGGCAGCACAAGAGCGCCGTGATGATAAAGCAAAGGCAGGCATTGATGCTCTGATTGGTAGTCAAGCAGATAGAAGGTATGCTAAGCAGAGGAGAGATGAAGAAAATAAGAAGAGACAGGAGAGAAATAAGAAAAGACAGGAGAAAAATTTAGATAAGTTAGTTGATAAAGCAGCACGGAAGTTAGGTATAAACTTGCCCGATGAGAGGCAAAAAGCACTAAAGAGAACCATTGCTGATAGAATGGCAAAGGGTGCAAAAGAACATGGTCTGGATGAAGAAAGAAGAGAAACTGAGATTGGTATTACTGGACAACCAGTTCCTAACAAAAAACTTGGGGCAAAGAAAAGATATGAATTTGAAAAGAAAAGAAGAGAAAATCTAAAGAAAATGCCAGGTGATGCTCCTGGCGAAAGCAAACTGATTCAACTTATGAGAGACAGAGCGAAGAAGGAAGAAAATTTTTCTGAAAGTAGAACCAAAGAACAGCAGATCAAAGGTCAGAAAGCAGTTCTTGACGCTAAGATCAAATCGGAGTATGATAAGATAACTAAAGAAATTCCCAGGAGAAAATGAAAGTATTGATTACTGGTCATGTTGGGTTTATTGGAAGTCATGTTTATAGTCATTGGAAAGCAAATCATGATGTAGTTGGTATTGACCGTCCTGATGATATTGAAGACTTTGAAGGAGGAGATTATGATCTTGTAATTCATCTTGCTGCATACGCAGATATTAGAGACAGCATTGAAGATCCTAATAAGTATTATACAAACAATGTAGTCAAGACAAAGAAGTTGTTTGATTGGTGTAGAGAAACTAACACCAGACTTCTTTATGCCTCTTCTAGTGCAGTAGAGGGTGCATACTGGGAAAACCCATATGCTATGACGAAGTGGATCAATGAGCAGATGGCACCACCTAACTCAGTTGGAATGAGATTCACAACAGTTTTTGGTCCAGGAAGTCGTCGAAACATGATGTATCGTATGCTCCAGGATAAGACTGCAAAGTATGTTACTAATCATAAACGAGACTGGATTCATGTTAAGGATGTGTGTAGTGCCATCGAGTGCCTTGCTTATTCTGACTTTACTGGACCTATCTCTGTTGGTAGTGGAGACTTGACTTCTGTGCGTGAACTTGCAGAAGTGATGGGTATGGGACACCTTCCTGTCAAAGAAGACACACCAGGAGAGCGTGAGGAAAATCTCGCAGACATAACAGAGTTGCGTAAACTGGGATGGTTCCCTACAATAAATATCTTACATTCAGTACAGGGAGATGGGAACGACACCGAACTGGCAGCACCATTCGAAGAAATGCCAGAAGAGACGCTTACGCCCTCAGGCTTTGAGATCTCGCCGCCAAGCATTGAACCACTTTAAAAAGTGTCACAGTACCTCGCCCAAGCGGCGGGGTTCTTTTGTATAATACGCTCATACGCAACAAAGCAATGCCCGTCAATCACGAGATCAAGTCCCAACTTGCAAAACTGCTTGCGACTGAAGATCTGGTTGTAGAGAACAAGCAGGTTGAGACTGCTTGCTTCAATGTGCATACTCGTGTGTTGACTCTTCCAACTTGGGAGCGTGCAACTTCGATTGTTCATGACCTTCTGGTTGGGCATGAAGTTGGTCATGCACTCTTCACTCCAGATAGTGATTGGTTCAAGGAACGAAAGATTCCACCACAGTTTGTCAATGTTGTTGAAGATGCTCGCATTGAGAAACTGATGAAACGCAAGTATCCTGGTCTTGCTAAGACTTTCTACAAAGGATACTCTGAATTGTCTGAAGAAGATTTCTTCAAGATTGAGGATGAAGATATCTCTACTTTCAATTTGGCAGACAAAGCAAATCTATATTTCAAGATTGGTAACTTCATTGATCTTGAATTTGATGCTGAAGAATCTGTTCTTATCAAGAGAATTGCAGACTCAGAAACATTTGAGGAAGTTCTTGATATTGCTGAGGATCTCTACGCTTTCTGCAAGAAGAAGCAAGAAGAAGAGTCTAAGGTGAAATTTGACAATCATGAGCAAACCTCTGGTCAGAGTCAGCAAGACGATCAAGGTGATCAGCAACTCGATCTCCCTCAAGGTGGAATGGACAGTGAACTTGAGTCTGAAGATGAAAATCAGACTGAATCATCTTCTCAGCAGACTGAAACTGAAGAATTCGATGGCGAAGAACCTGTGCAGCAACCTGATCATTCTCCTGGGGAAACCTTCGATCCAGATGTAAAGACCATGAGTTCTCTTGAGGAGGGTCTTCGTAATCTTGCAACTAATTATGGACCTGAAAATGTCTATGCAGAATTACCTGTATTGGATCTTAAGAAAGTAATCGTTTCCAATGAAGAGATTCATCAGCGTTGTGCTGATGAGTGGATGGGTACTCACCCTTCTGCATTCGAAGAAGTTGATCCAGAGTTCAAGGAGTTCAAACGCAACGCTCAGAAAGAAGTCAATTATCTGGTGAAGGAGTTTGAATGTCGTAAGTCTGCTAGTGCATATGCTCGTGCTACGACTGCTCGCACTGGTGTTCTTGATTGTACCAAACTGCATACTTATAAGTACAATGAAGATCTGTTCAGGAAAGTAACCACATTCTCTAACGGCAAGAATCATGGTCTTGTGTTTGTTCTTGATTGGTCTGGATCCATGTGTGATGTCATGACTGATACGGTCAAGCAACTATTCAATTTGATTTGGTTCTGTAAGAAGGTTAGTATTCCATTCGATGTATATGCATTTACCTGTGATTATCCTCGAATGGATGCAAATGGTTACATGAATCTCTCATATGAGAAGAAGCATGGGTTGGTTCAAGTTCGAGAGTATTTCTCAATGATGAACATCCTTACCAGTTCGACTAAAGGAAAGGTTCTGGAAGAGCAAATGCTGAATATCTATCGTCTTGCTAAATTCTTCTCTGGTCCTTACAGGTGTCTGTATAACTGTCCTGTTGGAATGTCACTTTCAGGAACTCCTCTGAATGAAGCATTGATCTCTCTTCATCAAATCATTCCTCAATTCAAGAATACTCACAGGGTTGAGAAAGTTCAGTGTGTGATTCTGAGTGATGGTGAAGCACCTCCACTTAAGTATCACAAATTGTTTGACAATTCTCGCTTTGATGAACCATACATTGGTGTGAATAGTCTCAACCACAATTCTTTCATTCGAGACAGGAAAACTGGTAACACCTATTCTTTGGATGTTGACTGGTATGAGCATGTCAATATCATGCTACGCATTCTTCGTGATCGTATGCCAAGTGTAAACTTCGTTGGTATCCGAGTTCTTGCTCCTCGTGATGCCTCTGGATTCATGCGAATGTACTTCAAGACAGAAAATGATTATCAAAAAATTCACAAGTATTGGAGGAAGAACAAGTCATTCTCTATCATGAACTCTGGATATCATAGGTACTTTGGTATCTCTGCATCTGCCATGAGTCAAGATTCTGAGTTTGAAGTCAAGGATGATGCAACCAAGTCTCAGATCAAGAGTGCATTCACAAAGAGTTTGCGTAATAAAAAAATGAATAAGAAGGTTCTGAGTGAGTTTATTGAACTTATTGCTTGATAAATAACTAAGAAAGTAATTATTAAAACCATGTCAAGATTCGGAGAACTTCTTGGTAAAGGTGCTCCTGAAGCAGCACCTGCTTCAGCACCAAAGCCTGCTCCTAAGGCAGCACCAAAAGCAAAGGCACCCGTAAAGGAAGTCAAGTTATCTGAAGACTGATAGGACACTTTGAAAAGTGTCACAGGGGGCACCGATAGGGTGCCCTTTTTTGTGTATAATAACTTCAGTTGAAACAACCAAACCACATCATGACATTCTCCACTTCTGAAATCTGCTCTGCATTGCAAAGCACTTATGGGGAATCTGTGACTGCTGCCGACATTCGTGCCTGGTGCGCGATGAACGGTGCCAACTATCAGACAGTAACCAACAAGATTGCTAACTACAAGACTGGTCGTGGCAAATGGAACTTTGAAGTGACTCAACAGTCTGTTGATACCATCGAACGCACTTACAACGCTCCTGCAGCGATGCCTGCTATTGAACAAAACCTGATCCCTGAAAAAGATGATACCTTCGTCAACTTTGGTAATTTCAAAGATCTCAAAAAAATTATTCAGTCCCGTCTATTCTATCCTTCGTTCATCACGGGTCTCTCGGGCAACGGAAAGACTTTCGCAGTTGAGCAAGCGTGTGCTCAATTGGGTCGGGAACTTATCCGTGTAAACATTACTATTGAAACAGATGAAGATGACCTCATTGGTGGATTC